TCGTGGCCAGCTGCGCGTCTATGTCGCTGTCGTCCGCCGGGTCCGCCGGCAGGTTGTCCGTCTTGGCCTTGATCGCGTCGACCACCGCGTCTATCGTGGCCAACTGCGCGTCTATGTCGCTGTCGTCCGCCGGGTCCGCCGGCAGGTTGTCCGTCTTGGCCTTGATCGCGTCGACCACCGCGTCTATCGTGGCCAGCTGCGCATCGATGTCGCTGTCGTCCGCCGGGTCCGCCGGCAGGTTGTCCGTCTTGGCTTTGATCGCATCGACGTCGGTCCACAGCTGCGCCCCCGCCTTGCCGGCATCCACGTGCCCCGTCGACGCCTCGTCCCACACCGCATCCGCAATATCCCCCGCGCTCGGATTCGCATTCGTCAAATCCGTCACCGTCCCAACAGTCGACGCCGACTTGGCATACCCCGTCCCATCGTAATCCGCCTCCAAATTGTCCGCCGCCGTTTCGTCGTCATCGATCGAATGCACATCCACCTGGAGCAGATCCGACCCAAACATACTATCCCACACATTAGCCGGCACAACCATGAACCCCTGCCACACCGGCAGCGCCCCGCTCTCATGCACCGCCACCACCAACATCCCCAACGTACCCGTATCCGTCGTATCCAGAGGAACCCCATACCACCCATTCTCATCGTGCGTCGCCCCCGCCGCATTATGAGTCTGCGCAAACGCCCCCCCATTCTTACTCAACCGGATATCCGCCTGCGAAATCGTCAGACCCGTCTCCGCCGTTTTCCCGTCGCCCTCATCCAGAAACGGACCGAGTTTGATCGTCACAGCCGTCGATTGCCTCAACCACTGCATCAGGCCGCCCTCCTCAACCGGTAATGATGCGCCGCCACCGGCGCAACACTGCCCCCGTACGACGCCGGCCCGATCGCCGTGTCGTCATCCCGCAGCACAAACTCGTCCAAATAAATCGTCCCCGACGTCGTCCCCTCCAGCCCCTGCACCGCCCCCATCCGCGCCCGGTCAGGCTTCGACACATCGTATATATCCAGCCCCGTAATCTGTCCCTCTTGCGACCCGTCGATCCAGAGCGTCACCCGCCCGTCACTCGCCACATTAGAGCTGGCATACTCCACCAACACCTCGATATAATGCGGCGCATCCGTGATCGCCTGATTGCCCGTCGTATCCCACCCCCCCACATCGTCCACAACCTGCGCCCGAATGTTGTACGCACTACCCGAGTACTCCACATCCACAAACTGACGGACGCTCCCCCCATCGCAGAAATCCACCAGCCGGAACTCATCCCCGTTCCCCATCGAAACGCCGTTGGGGTCAAAATAAAACCGATACCGGAACGCCGCCGATGCGAGAGAAACATTCACCTGGCCATACAACGCGCTCGTATCATCAACCACCGCCTGCAGGCCATAGCCACTGCCGGCCATCGCCGCCGCCGCGTCCGCCGACAGATCCCCCCCATCCGTCGCCGTCGCATCATACTCGGACAAATTGCCCGCATTGTGGGTCACATTGAAAACCTCACCCACAGCTTACTCCCCCTCATCCTCCGGCCAGACCGCCGGCGCCGACCCCGTAGCGATCACCACCGACCCATCCCTGTTGACGTGGAAATAGAGATCATCCAACGACCCGCCGGCCTGCCGCTCCGCCTCCGCCTTCAACGCCGCCGCCGTGTCGTACGAACTCAGATCGCCGATCGTGATCCGCACCCCATCCACCTCAATAACGATACCGCCGTCCCCCGTGCTGGCCACCCGCCCATAGGTCGCCACCTCACACCTCCACCCACACCGTCACCGTCGCCGAATCCCCACTGTTCACCTGGTCAATCGTCGCCTTCAACCGGCCATGCACCACATACGGCTCGTATACCTCGTTACTTCCATCGAACGTGACATCACTACCGAGATTATCCTGCACCTTACGCCGAGGACAGACCTTGACATCCGTCGCCCCATCCACCAAACTAACAATCTTCTCCCCCGCCGGATCGGCCTCATCCTCCAGCGTTACATCCGTCGTCCCCGCCGGCGGCGATCCCACATACGCCACGTGAACCGCCAACACCCGCCCCGCCACATGCGGACAGCACCCCGTCGACGTCGCCGCCCCCGCGCTCCCCACCGCCGCCCCCGTACTGAATTGAATGCGATCAACTCCCATGACTGCCAATCCTTTCATAGAGCCTGAACCCCAACGCATCCCGCCCCGTCCGATCCAACCCTGCCGCCCGTACCCTCATCTTAGCCAGGTGAAGCGACATCCACGGCCGCCGCGTCGAGGTGTACACCTGCCTGAAAGCCCTACCCAACAAATCTACCCCGTGAACCCCCCTCCGCCTGGCCAAATTCTCCCCCCGCCCGGCTATCACACTTGCCCCCGCATCGAGAAACGCCTCCAGCATCGGACTCTCCGGCGTATAACAACACATTGCAAATACCATCACACCTTTTAGATCCGCCCGGCGTACCTGCTCCGCCCCCATCGCCGTCGTCCAGCCAGTTCCATACCAAAATGGCTGGTCAATTAGACCGTGGAGCTTGAACATCAACAAACCATAGCCTTCCAGGAAGACAGGCTTAAACGTCTCCAGACGGATAGGCGGCGCCAACACCGGCTCCACCCCCGCCACCTTCCGCATCCCCCATCTAAACTCCTGGCAACACATCGCCAACACCTTCACAGCACCCTCCTCCTGGATTTTTACTGAGAAAATTCACCAGCACCCACCAAAGCAAGGCACCAGCTCCCTCAGCCATCGGGCACCCTCGAGAATGAACTAGAAACTCACGAAAAAACTAGATCCAAAGACGCGCAGACGGGTGCTACACGCAGCCTTCCCGCGGTCGAAGGACCCGGCGACACCCATAACAAAGCCCCCTGACTTCAAACACACCCCCGTTGTCCCCGTCGACGCCCAGCGACAAACGCGCCCCCCCTAGCGACCTAGAGACGAGACACAAACTCGTGCACCGCCTTGAGGTTCGCTCCACCACCCCACCGTGACCCTTACCGAGCCGGGGATCCACCCCGCAGGCAACCCCCGGCTCCGGCCATCGCTCCGCCGTAGACGCATCACGCATCACGGATCACTGCAAATTCGCCTCAAACATCAGCGCCCACTTCGTCGTCACGCACATAAAACCCACCAAGTCATACTGGTCAATGGCCACATCATTCCCGTCCGTCGTCAGCAAATTCGCCTTCGCTATGGTAACACCGTTATTGTCGTCACCATAGAAAAACAGCATCTGCCCCAAATTCGAGCAAGCAGTCGGCGTTATAACCGTCGCCCCCGTCGAGTTCACAATGTACAACGTGCTAGTCGGGGTGAGATCGTACGAATTCGTGATCTCAGTGTGACTCATCTCAAACACCCCGCCGGCAACATCCAGCCCACCGGCACTCACCGTCAGCCCCCCGGCCAGCGTCGAGGTATCACTAACCGCCAGCGTCCCACTAACCACCGTGTTCCCCGTCGCATCCGCCACGGTAAAAGCCGATGTGTCCACCGCGATCCCGCCGTCGGCATTAGCCAGGCCGGCCAGCGTCGACGTCCCCGACACCGTCAGCGTCCCACTGACCACCGTGTTCCCCGTCGCATCCGCCACCGTGAAAGCCGATGTGTCGACCGCGATCCCGCCGTCGGCATTGACCGCCCCGGCCAGCGTCGACGTCCCCGACACCGTCAGCGTCCCACTGACCACCGTGTTCCCCGTCGCATCCGCCACGGTAAAAGCCGATGTGTCGACCGCGATCCCACCGTCGGCGTTAGCCAGGCCGGCCAGCGTCGACGTCCCCGACACCGTCAGCGTCCCACTGACCACCGTGTTCCCCGTCGCATCCGCCACGGTAAAAGCCGATGTGTCCACCGCGATCCCACCATCGGCGTTAGCCAGGCCGGCCAGCGTCGACGTCCCCGACACCGCCAGCGTCCCACTGACCACCGTGTTCCCCGTCGCATCCGCCACCGTGAAAGCCGATGTGTCGACCGCGATCCCGCCGTTAGCATTGACCAGACCGGAAAACGTCCGCGCACCAGACCCGGTAAAAGCCCCACCGTCGCCCCACTGCGCCACCGGCGTACCCCCGTCCCGAATCTCGAAACAGTTGCCCACCCCGGCACAGTCCACCATCAGCCCTGGCGTCGCCGTAGCCACATCCGTCGGCACCGAAACGTGTATCCCGCTGAAATGCGACACCCCCAGCGAAACAATCTCATTCCCCTCATCGATGGACGCCTCCCACCGCTGCACACCCCCCACCACCAACACAACAACAACCAAAATCCCAACCAACCCAACGAGAAACCACCCATCACTCCTGCTCAGCCTGAACCTCACCTCCGGCCTCCTTTCCTTTTACCTCAACCTTCTTGCTACCCGTCGACGACCCGGACCGGGACCGCGTGCGCTTCGAAGCCGGCTTCTTCGTGACCGGCTTCCTCGTGGCCCGCTTCTTCGCCGCCGGCTTCTCCGGCCGCCAGACCTTCGCGCCGAACCGAGTCACCACCTCAATGCCACCATCCTCCAACTTCCGCGCGCTATACACTGGCACACCCACCAGCCCCAACTCAGCCAACGCCCGCCCCAACTCTTCCACCGGCACCTGCACCCGCTGAGCCACCGCATACTCCGCCATCCTCGCCGCCCCCTCCGCCATCGAATCCAAAAAACCCATGACAACCTCCTCCACACAGGGGCAGACCTCACGCCTGCCCCCACGAATCACGTCTCACGAATCACGTCTCACGCATCACGCGCTACCCCTCAACAAACGTCAGCACCAGCGTCAAATCATCGCCGGTCCCGGAAACACCTCCATCCGTATCAACCGTAATGACCAACGTATCCCCATCCTGCAGCCGGGGAAACTCCGTGCCGACAAAATCATCCTTGTCAAACTCCACAATTGCATTCGCCCCACTCCCGACCGCCGACGACGTCAAATGAGCATCGGCATCACTCGCATCACCGATCTCCATCTTTGCACTGTCATCCGACGAGGTACAGGCCGAGACATGCAACAGCGTACAATCCGACGGCACCTTCCACCGAACACTCATATCCGTCCCCGTCCCGGGCACGTGTACAGTGTGAACAAACTTCCTCAACATGACACAATCTCCTTATAGTTGAACCTACCCGACCAACCGACTACCCGACTAACTCACATTCCGCTTCCCAATGCCCCGATAGGTGGCCACGCCATAAGCCCAGTAATCCCTGACCTTAATCGGCAGCACATCATTCGTGAACATCAAACCGGCCAGCTTACTGGTGACTACATACAGCTGTGGAGGGGGATGGATCCCCCCGCCCGGATTGTCGGCGTACGCCATTTGAATGATGGGAGCCACCATCGGATCCGCCAGATAGCCCCAATCGTTCGTGTCAGTCCAATCTGGCACACAGAGAGGGACCGGCCGAGGGTCATCCGGGTGATCCATAGCGTACGGATTGACGTGATAGTCACTCGTCCCCGGTTGCCCCTGGGGACCCGCACCATACCCGAAATCGCTCATCGCCCCGTCATACAAATCGATCGGCACCAGACAGTACCGCGGAAACAGACCTTGCCGCTTTGAGCTCCCCAACTCCGTTTGTTTGGCACACTCGATCCTGGCCGCCTTCCACGCCGACCACGAATACGCCGTGGTGGCCAGGTTCCCGTGATCGTTGTGGAAAAGAGCCGTGCTGTCCTGGTCCAACGTCGGTCCAACGCCGGCACTAGCCGTAAAGAGCCCCGCAATCCTACCCGACCGGGTCTGTACCGAAGACAAAACCATCGCCTTGGGAATCGCCTGTATCTCGGCAATGGCACTGTTCCTCAGCATCTTCTCCGTGATCCCCACGTACCCACCTCGCTTGATGAACGAATCGCTTTCCTTGCTATCCGCCACCGTCAGCTCAGTGTATGCTGCCCCGTCTGCTACGATGGGCAGGTCACCAATCCCACCAAACTGCAACCAGGCCATATCATGCAACGTCCCATCCGTCGGCTGCACGACAACAATCTTTTCATACCAACGATACCAGCCCATGCGATCGTAGAGCGGCACAATCACCTTGTTCATGGCATTGACTGCCAACCCCGGCAGTGTCGTCGGATTCGCCGTTGCCAACGCCTCCCTCTCGTTGAACACCCCAGTCCAGTTACCATCACCGCTCAGCAAATAGTAAATCCGATCCGTCCGCCGCAGATCAGGCACCGGCAGCGACGCGCCCGGCACGCCAAAGATCCAGTCGACCGCCGCCTCCATCTGCTCCAGCCCCGTCGGGCCCAGCGAGATCCGGCCACCATCGCCTCGAGGTGCATCGCCCATCCCGGTGACCGTCTGCCCGGCCTCCCGCTCGGCCATCAGCCCGGCGAGCCGCTCCACCGACGCGCTCAGCCCGTCCAGCCGCTCCACGACCAGGTCGCCGGCCGGTGTCGCCGACGCCGCCGGCACAGGCACGGGCTCCGGCTCCGGATCGGCCACAGGCGCAGCCACCGCAGCCGGCCGCGACAACACCTCCACCTGCCCGGCGAGACGCTCCACCGACGCACTCAGCCCCTCCAACCGGTCGATCCGCTCTGCCACCCCGCGGATCGCCTCCAGCGCCGCACCGAGGTCCACTGGCCGCTCTTGCTGGGCCTGGGCCTGCTGCAGCACGGGCGCGACCGCCGGCGACAGCTGCTGAAATCTCTGCGTCGAATGCTCCGCACGCGGCGCTTCCTCCTCCGGAGGCGCACTCCCCTCGCCCCCCGCAGTCCTCACTTCCTCTGACATGGCTTCACTCCTTTGGGGATACGCCCCCAAGCGATAGCGAGACCGAGGCCACTCCCCGGTCTCCATTGCAGCCAACGCCTTGCGGACGTACCCCCGCGCGCCGGCAGCATAGACAAAATCAACCGACTCGATCTTTCGAAAAGCCGTCGTGACCCTCAGACCGGCCTCCTCGTCGAACACCGAGTCGTGATAAAAAACAGCTGACAAGCCAAGCGAAGGAACTTCCAATCCCGTCTCCTTGTCAGCCAGTATCTGATCCACCAGGTGGCCAACGAACGCCCCGGGCGACCCGGGCTCCTTGTCATACAACCGGATACCCCCAACGACCGCTCGATCCTCCTCCGACCACTGGGCATCGAACGTCACCCCGGCCAGGTTGCGCACCTTCGGCTCCCCCCGCGAGCCCCAGAAACCCACCTGATCCGGGTGATCCAGGTAACACGAGACCTCACCAAAGAGCGGCGCCGCCGCCTGGGCCACATCCGCCGGGATCAAACAGGTACTCTCCTCCCCGTTGGCCATCATCACCCGACCCGGCTGCAAAAAGATGCAATCATACTCCCGCCGGCCCGACCGATTGACGCCCCCGCCCACCGGCTCCAGCTGGAGCAACAGCCGGCCCGAGTGCACGCGCGCGAGATCCCCACGCTCCAGATCCGGACCCTCCGCGCCAGCCTCCCCCTCCAACCGCTCAACCTCTTCCACCATAAAAACCTCCCTGAAAAATTGTCATTCTGAGCCAAAGCGTAGCAAAGGCAAAGAATCTCGTTCCACCCTGGAAAATTGTCATTCTGAGCCAAAGCATAGCAAAGGCAAAGAATCTCGTTCCACCCTGGAAAATTGTCATTCTGAGCCAAAACATAGCAAAGGCAAAGAATCTCGTTCCACCCTGGAAAATTGTCATTCTGAGCCAAAGCGTAGCGAAGGCGAAGAATCTCGTTCCACTATTGTTCACCAGAATAAAGAATCCTCTCGATCTCACCCTCGCCCAGCGGCTGGCCGGCAAACTTGAACGCCATCTCCACCGCCGTCGCGTCGTCGATCCATCCCTGCGCCTTCATTTCGGCCAACGCCCCAACGATCGCCGCCGCCGCCTGCGCCAGGCCCACGTTGTCGGCCCGGCTCACTTCACCCACCGACGCGCTCAGCCTCAGGTCGCCCCCCTTTGGCATCCTGGCCAGGCCCATGGCCACCTTCCGGCGGTACGCCTGCCCGACCAGATCAACGAGAAACCCACACAAATCCTCCTGACGCGCGGCGTAAAAAAGCGTCGTGGGCTCGCCCATCTCCTTGGCGGTAGCGTAATTCACACTTTCGCCCTCGCCGAGAAAGTGCAACGCCACGTTGGCCCCCGTTGCCGCCGCCAGCCGGAGGAGACGACCGTCTTGCGTGACATCCCCGGCCCGAATACTCAACTCATGCATCGTGACTTTCTCGCCCGGGCCATGGACATAGATCCCGTGCGCCACCGGATTCGAGGTGGCCAGCTGCCGCCGCTTCGCCTCCACCATGCTATCGTCCGCGATCTCCACATCCAGCAGCCCCTGGCGCGTCCTTTGCCGGTTGAGCCGCACCCGGTCCTTCAACCACTCCGAATACCTCTTCGCCCACGGCAGCACAGGGCCCAGGTCGCCCTCCCCCCGAACCGCCCCGACTACCTGGTTAACCGCAAAATGCAACATCACCGGCGGCAGCTTCCCACCGTCGCCGGCCTGGCCCGCCTCCGGGTGCGCCGGCGAGAGCCACCAGCGAGGCTCCACCCCGCGCCGCTCCCCGTACCGCAGCTCCACCTCATAATCGTCCTCCTCCGTCTCAATCTCCGCAATACTCGAGGCCGGCACAAGACGAAGATAACTCATGCCGTCCACTCGATTCGTGAATAAGATAGAGAACAACTCCCCCGACCGAGTCAACTCATCGCACATCGGCCCGAGCCGCCGATCCATCCGATTTTGCGGATGGTCCCAAAACGCCCGGACGAACCGCTCCACATCCCGGTGGCCCGAACTCACCACGATCCCCCCGCCGGTGACGTACGACCGCGTCAGATTGACAAGCCGCCGGATCAAAAAATTCTTCCGCCAGGCCTCCAACGCGTCGCCCAGGTCCTGCAACCGGTCACCCCACGGCCGATCCGCCGGCCCGAGCCGGCCGTATTCCTCCCACCCGGCCGAGTCATCGACGCGCACGCTCACCGCCGCGCTGACCTCCCGCGCCACCGCCCGGTCGATCACACCACCGAAAAAGAACCTCGCCAACCGCTCCCCAAAGCCGGCCATCTAAACCCCACAATCCTCAACGTCCAGATCCGTCGCCCGCGACGGCGACGGCGACGACGAGGGCAGCGCCGGCCGGTCCGGCACCACCCAGATATGCACCGGCCGCACCTTCAGCCGCCGGATAGCCTCCCGCGCTTCAGCCTCCCCCACCGGCGTAATCGCGTAAATTGCACTCCCCCCGAGAAACTTGGTGCACCCGGGCGACCCGTCCACCGCCGGCACGTCCACCCGCAGCATCCCCGCCCCCGCCACCGTCACCTCCGACACCTCCCCGGCAACCACGTGACGCCCCATCAGCTCCACAATCGCCCAAATCGGCTCATCGAACACCTGCTTCTCCATTGACCCCTCCTCGACCTGATCACCACTCCCCATCGTCGATCTCCTCCAGCACATCCCCTAGCGTCACAACCCCGCTTGGTCCCGTCCCCGGCCACGGCTGCCGATCCAGGACCGCCGTCAGCGCCGCACCGACGAGCAAATCATCGTGCCCGTACGCAATCAAACCATCGTACGCCACCGCCTCCCACACCCCCCATTTCATCCGCTTACCCGGCCCCTCGCCGACTTCATACTCGCACGCCTCCACCTCATGCCAAAACTGCCGCGTCTCCGGCGCGCCATCGTCGACATAATCCCGATAACGCCCCGTCTCCACGATCGCCAAAAAGTCCCACCCGAGCTCGCTCTTGACCTTGGGGGAAAACACCACCGGAATGACCTTCTCCCCCAACGCCTGGGCCAAGAACGAGGACAACCCCGCGCCCACCCCCGTCGCATCGACGACCACCCATACCGCCCCCCAATGCTGCACCAGCGCCAAAATCTGCCCGTACAGCCCCGTGTGCTTTGCACCCAGCCACAACCGCCGGTCGACAGTCCGGTAGACTGGCAACCGTCCATACGCCACGTCCACCTCCACCACCGTCAGCGCCGTCGCATCCCGCCGAGAGTTCTCCAGCAGCATCCGCTCCAGCGCGTCACCCGGCGTCTCATCCTCCCCGGCGACGTCGACCAGCAACGCATACCGCCGCCCCGCCACCGGCGCGTGCCGCCGCTCGTGGCCGCCCCGCATCAACGCCCGCCGCAGCTTGCTGAAAAGCTTCCCCTCCGCGTCCACCTCCTCGAGGAAATACTGCGACTTTATGAGCGGATGGTTTCGCCCCCGCCTCGACACCTTGTCCGCCACGTAAAGCGCATACGCCGGCACCTCCGCGCCCACCGCACTCGCATCGTAGGTGAACACCCGACGCCGACCGTCCTGCGCTTCAAGGCGCTGCAGATGCGCCTTCGTCCGTGCCAACAGCGTGTTTTTCGTCCACGCCGTTCCCCACATCACCGTCGTGACGTTGGCGCTGGCGCCCATCGGCTCGAAATCCTTCTCCCACTTGGCAGACAAAATGTCCTGCGCTTCGTCTGCCTCCAGCAGGAGGTTCGCCGTCGCTCCCACGACCTTGGCCGACGGCTCAGCGCTGAAAAACAGCACCCGCGCCCGGCCCAGTTCCACAATGTACCCCTCCCGCCGTCGCCACCGCCGCCGCAGCCACTGGTTGTCCAGTCGATCCGTCAGCCGGAGGATGCTGTTGATCGTCTGCGGCTTGAACGTGGGCGAGGCCTTCACCACCTGCCCGCCGCGCCGCTGATAGAGACTCAACAGATACGCCTCCAGCTGCGCCGCCAGCTCGTTTTTCCCCGCCTGGCGGCTCATCATCACCACAAACGTCTCACCCCGGCCATGCAACACGCTCTCCAGGATAGCCCGCGCCGGCTCCAACTGATACCGCCGCAGCGGCAGCCCGACCACCACCCGCGAAAAAACCTCCAGATCCGCCAGGCACGCCCCCATCGCCCGCACACGGGGCCCGACCCGGGCCAGCCTCTCTAACCCCCCTCGGCCTCGATTGTCAAAGGACTTTTTTTTCCCGTTAAATCCACGCCCAAGACCTCGCTGGCCACCGCCAGCGCGTCCTCGATTGCCTCCCCCAGCCCCCCCTCACCGCCGCCGAGCTGCACCCGATCGCGCATCAACCGCCCCAACCGGCTCGTTAGCAACCCAAACAAACCCAGCAACCGGATATACTCCTCCGACACCAAATCCTCCCGCCCGTCAATGTACGCCGACAACTCCTCCACACGCCGGTCCAGATCCCGAATCCGCGCATCGAGATCCGCAGGCAGATCGCCCGCGTCGTCGTAAACGCCGTGCTTCCGCGCGTTCTGATTGCCGGCCGGCGCGCCCGCCGACGCCGAGCCGCCGCCATGCGCCCCGCACCTCGGCGGATCGCTCCCCCGCACCGCCCACGCCCGGCACGGCTCCCCATCCTTCCGGAGTGCCGTACATCGCCTCGACCCCATCATCACACCTCACACCTCACACCTCACACTCACACCCCACACCTCACACCTCACACTCACACCCCACACCTCACGCCCCACGCATCACGCCTCACGCCTCACGCCTCACGCCTCACGCCTCACACCCCCCCTCTCCCTCCTCGTCCTCGCACAAGAACCGAACGCTCTTAGCCATCGTCGCCGTGTCCCCCAAGCTGTTTGCCAACTCGTTGATCACCGTCGCCCGCGCCGACAACTGCTCCGACAACGCCTTCATCTGCTCCGCCCCCCGCTTCATCCTGGTCGACTCCACCAGCAGCCGCGACGCCTCCTCCTCCAACCGGGCCCGGATACGACCCATGATCTGCAGCCCCACAGACTGCCCCTCACCCCCGGCCTTACTGCTGTCCTCCATGAGCCTCCTCCCCGGCATCCCGCTCGGCCAGCGCCGCGACCTGCCGCAACGCGATCTCCACCGACTTGACCGCCACGTATTGCTCCCGGACCAGCTTGATCAGCTCCTCATCCCGTGCATCCTGCCGATCCACCATCCGCCGCGCAATGTCGACGAAATCGCGCATTACGTTTACCGCCTCATCGGCCTGGTGGCGCGCCGTCCCCGCCTGCTCCAGCACCAGCGAGTTCACCGCCCGCCGCTCGATCCGCTCCGTCTCCAGGATCTGCAAAAAGAACTGCATCAACTCGTGACTGTAATCCCCGTTGCGCAGAACCTTCTTCCGCGCCTCCTGGTCGAACTCTAGATCCGCCTCATCCCGCTGCGTCGACACCTGCGCCCGGCGCACGAAAATGCCCAACAGGCGATCCCTCTCCTGGTACACGATATACAAAAAGAGAACCACCACCGACCACAGCGACGGATTGCGGACCAACTCCGCAAACTCCACAGACCTACCCCGCCGCCAGCTTGCGCGCGTGCACCGCCGTCCCGGCCCCTGCAGCTGCAAACCCGGCCCATAGCGCATACCA